TGTAATGTTTCAAAATAAAGATCTAAGCTAATTCCATTAAATCCTAAAATTTTGTTAAAGCTATCAATTAAAAGTTCCTGAAAAGGTTTAATTACTACATTGTTGTTTAGTATTGATGCTGTTTTTAATTCCTCTGCATTGTTTCCTAATCCTGTGTTGTCTTTTATTCCAAATAACATAGGTGAAACTACTCTGTGACTAACTAAAATCTTTTTAGAAGATTCATCTGACAAAAACTGATACTGATTATGTGCATCACTTAATTGTACAGGTTCTAAAGTCGCACCAGATTCCGTATTGTCGTTAAAAGATAAGATAAACTTACCTGCAGCCGAGCTTCCACTGAACTTGTCATATATTCTACGTTCTATTAATTCTCTTTCCTCTTCATTAGGGATTCCATTGTTAAAATTTATAAGCATTGACGGAGCTAGACCATTCTTAATATTATTTAAGTGGTAGTTGCTTATTTCTTCTTCAAGCTCTGCGTATTGAAGCCCCCCTTGATAATCCACAGGCGAATAGTAATAAAATCCTGCTCTGTAAGGTTTAACGCAAAGTATTTCTATTGGTTGTTTAGAAGTTCCAAATGCAGGGATTCTTTGTGGTTGTTCGCTTGGTTTTATATTTAACCAATCAGCGTGGTAATAAAATGCTTCTACTTCTCCGCTATCTTCATTAACTTTTTCTGCTCTTATTGTTTCAATAGGTAAGTGTTCTACTTGTGCAATTTTAGTTCTGTCTTTAGAATAAATTACTTGTATAGCACATTGACCCATTAACTTAAGATCGTAGCAAAATTTTCTAACTGTATCTTTTTTAAATAAAGAAACCATTTGTGCGTACTCATCAGGCTTTCTACTTGAGTCGGTAGCATTTAAACCCTTTCCAAATATCATTTCAGAAAGTCCGTTAACTATTGCGTTATTGGTAGGACTTCCATTATATCTGTCAATTAAGTACTGATAATAATCGTTATCTAAACCGTAAGAAATCCACTCTTTATTTCTAACTTCTTTTATTTCAGGTGAAGTGTAATTACTTAAATTTACTATTCCGAATTTTTTCATAAAATTATAAAGTCATTATCATACGTAGTATCTGAAGTATAAATTCCGCTATTTACTGTGTACTCTTGGTCTTGTGTCTGATCTATTCCCTGATCAGTACAAAATATTTTATCTTTGTATATTACTGAGCCATCTGTTTTTTTTAGTATCATATCATAATACCTACCTTCTACTAAAACAGGACTAAAAGTGTTAGATACCTGCAAGTGATTAACGCTTATTGTTTGTGTTAATCCTGTATATGTTTTGCTGTCATTAGTTGAATCATCCCTAATTGTTAATGTAGCGTTAGTAACATATTCTCTAGGAATAACTTTAAAGGTTTGTGCATTTGCACTTGTAGTTAAAACTTTCATATTTATATAACGAAAGTAATAATTAATATTGCATAAAAAAAGGGTAACATTACTGCTACCCCTTAAAAACAAATGAAAAAAAGTTTTATGAATTTGTACCTACTGTAACTGTTACAGATGCACTTCCCATTCCTGCATAAGGATCTGCTGCAGTAGGAGCATCTACGAAGTTAGCAGGTAAAATTTCCTGCCCAGTGAACGTAAGAGTGTAACCTGAAAGATCACCCATTGCACCCCCTGTTACGATAGTCCCCCCAGAAACATCAGCACCGTGTTCTAATCCCATAACCATCACATTACCGTTATAATCCTCAACTGCAATATGTGGACGTCCGTAAGCTAAAAGCTTAAGTTCAGAATTGTCTTCCTTACTTAATTTTTTTAACGTAAGATTAAGAGTCTGTTCAAAAAACACTGTTCCATTTTCTCTAGAAGCAGTCACAGTTTGTTCAAAAGTAGAATTTCCTTTGAGTCCGTATTTAAAAGCAGTAAATGTACCTGACATATCAGTAATTACGTCTGCTGTTTGAGTAACAGTTCCGAAATCTCCGTGGTCGGTAAAGTAGACAGCCTTAAGCCCCCCTACCACATCTTTACAGGGTTCTTTACGCCCCCTAGTTAAATCACAAGCCATATCTATTTTTTTTAATTAAAAAAGGGCAGGTAGGCTCTTATTGGCTCACCCACCCTAATTTATTGGTTAATTATTACGAGTAAAGAACTATGTCTCCACCTATTCCATACTGCACTCCTGCTGTGTAACGCATTACAACTCTCACGTTTTGACTTCCGTCAATGTCAGCCATATCAATTACTTTTACTTCGTTATGGTCTGCTAAAAGCCCTGTTCCAAAGAATAAGTTTGATTTTTCTGCAGCAACTGCTGTATTATTTGCAAGTCCATTCGCAGTAAACAAACGAATACCATCAAAACTTAATGTCCCATTAGTAAACCATTGAGTTCCTTGTGCATCAATACCTGAAGCACCTACATTAGTTGCAAATCCACCTAATGCTCTAACGTACGCTTTAGCAATATTTTGAGACACGTAGATAGCCATATCCTCGTTACCATACAAACTTGAAGGGATTACATCTACTATGGCACCAAGTTGTGCTATGACATTAGAAGAATCTACACCACCACCTACTGCTGCTACATCTGTTACATCTGCGTCTGCTGTTAGTAGTTCAGTAAATCCACCAAACTCTCCTGCATTAGCTGCTGCTCCTGCCCAAATAGTTTGCTCAGTCTTCTGTGCAACTTTCGCTGCAACGTGACCTAATAAAAAATCACTAAACTGAGGTGGAAGATTATCAAAAGAACTAAAACCCATTGATGCTGCTTCCCAATCTGAATGAAAGTCTTTTTTACAAAGTTGTAAATTCACCTGCAATTCCGTTGGCTGTAAAATTCTTTCGGTTAAGGTAACCTGAGACGTGGGATCAAAGTCACACGTAGCATCTTTTACTAGCGTATCAGAACTAATTTTTTTAATTACTTCTTTGTATTTTACATTAGGTTTAATAGTGATACCACCATTTTCTAAAGTATTTCCAGAGAGAAGCGCCGCGCTTATGTATTCTCCTGCGAACTCCCCGCTATATGTAGTTGTTATTGATGTTGTTGTTGCCATTATATATTATTTATAAATTTATTTATTATGCTTCAGATGCCCACACACCGTCTCCACCAGTTAAATACCAGTCAGTAAGTGCTACAGCTTTAAGTGTACACCAGTCACCTTTATTTGCAGTTGCTTTTGTGTTTATCCAATCTTTATTATCTACACCACCTGATGATATAGCTGCTACAGTTCCGTGAATTGCATCACTTGCAGCAGGTGAAAGTGTGATAATGTTGTTACCATCTGCACCTGTATTACGGAAAGTAAATTCCATTCCTAAAGTTTCTGTAGAAATTTCAGGTAAAGTAATTGTTAAAGCATCAGTAGATATGTTAAATTCACCACCCGCTTGATTTGCTGAGACGCTACCTGAAGTAGATATAGTTGTTTGCTTTGCTCTAGCTCTTAGTACGTCATTTGAAGTTGTTGAAGTTGTTGACATTTTTTTATTTATTTAAAATTTTATTCATTACAATATCTAAAGTACTGTTTGTTCTTTTTTGAGAGTAAAGTACTTTTTTAGTTTTTTTAGCTTCAGGATTATGTTTAATCGGATCTGCTGCAGGTTTAGAAAGTTCTTCTTTTAACTCTTCCATTTCTTCGTCTTTCATCTCCTTGTCCTTATCTCCATAATCACTCATTTCTTGTTTCATTGACATAACCATTTCTTTTAAAGCATCAAACTCGTCTCTAGTTGGGTATTTAGTTTCATCTAATTCCTCCTCAACTTCTTCCTCATCTACAGGCATTTCTTCTGCTTTTACTGAATTAATTACACCTTCGTTTAAAACTTCTAAAGTTCTTCCATCCTCAAGTTTATATTCTCCTTTTGGTAAGGCTACTTTTTCGTCTTCTGTAAGTATGAAAACATCGTTCCCGTTTTTGAAGTCAATAGACTCAAGAACAGTACCATTCTCTAATTTTAATTGTGCAAGGATCACCTGTGATTCAGTTTTAACTTCTTCAGATAATTCCACGCCCAATAGGTTTTTTATTTCTTTTAACATTGCTATTGGATTTTTCATATTAGTATTACGTTTTATATTATTTATTTTGCATTTTCAATTTAATTTGCTGCTATACAAGCATCACAATTATTGTAAGCCACTACTGAATTTATTTTTTGGTCTCCTGATGTTCTTGTATGTGTAACAGTATAACACCCACTATGATTAGCATTAGCAAAATTAAAATAGTAAACATTATTTACTGTTAATTCAACATTCTCTATATAAATTTCCTTTTGTGAACTATGTCCACATTTTTGTAATTTATAATAATAAGTTGTTGTTGTTTTTGTAACACTTCCTATTCCTTGAGCATAATAAGAACCATCACAGCATTTTCTTGAGTAACTACCATCTCTGCATAAACAACCTCTTTTGCTACTTCTAGGTGAAGCACTTCTGCCTTTATACATTCTACTCATTAGTTAATTTTTACACAGTTAGGAACTTTTTTACCATCTAGTATTTTATAGCCTATCATCTCGTAGCCATCCCAACAGGGATTCTCATCGTCTAAAATAGTTTTTAATTCATCTAATTCTTTTAATTTTGATCCAGACCACCTAAGTCCTGCTTTACCTCCCCACAAAAGATATGATATAGTGCCACACGCTTCATTATCTCCGTCGTTGTAATACTCCTGTGCTCGTGATAAATAACTAAACATTCTTTTAATAGCTGAAAGAGTTAATGATTTACCTTGGGATAATTGTTTAGCTCTTACTTTTCCAACTTGAGTAGCACATTTATTATTTACTTTGTCATTTAATTCTATTCCTCTTTTAGCATTGTTTTTAACTGCATCAGGATAATCTGCATAAGACTCTAACTCTTCTTCTCTTAGCATTTGTTTTACTTCTTCAATTATAAACTCTGCTTCCTCAATTTCACTTAACTCATCTTTTACTCCTTTTTCTTGTGGTGTCTCTAATCGATCTGCAAAATAACCTTCAATACTAAAACCTTTAACTAATCCTGTAGAAACATAATTATCCCAAACCTCGTCATTATCTACTTTAACTGTTCCCATCCAAGTTCCTAAAGGGACATCCATTCCGTACTTAACTGACTTATCGTGTACTTTATCTTCTTTTATCCAAGACTCTACTAAAGTTAATCCTTGTATGTTCATTTGATGTTCTAAAGTGCTGTTCTTTTGATTACCACTTTTAAGATATTTTTGTGAAGCTTTTAAAACAGTATCACGACTAAAATAAATATAATATTCCTCTTCTCCACTTCTCCTATAAATAGGCTTGTTTGGAATTAAAAGAGGGCCCATTAATATCTTTTTTTCTGAGTTTACTTCAGCTAGTTTAATTTCTTTTTGATCTTTGAGAGCAATGAAATCCTCCTCTATTGCTGGGTTTTCAACGATACTAATAGCTTCAACACCATTAAACTCATCGTTTTCGTCAATTATTAATTCTACTATTTTCATCCAATTGTACTTTCGTTAATTATATTACGTTCTAATGCTTGTGCATTTGTTATTTCATTACTTACAACAAAAGCTTTTAGTGGTTTTTCTTCTTGTTGTCCTATCACTTGAGCAAGTTGATTTTCAGGTGCTGATCCAACTACGTTAAATGATGGTGGTGCTGCTCCTCCTCTCGGACCTTGAACACTTCCTTTAGATGGCGCTCCTCCTTTTCCTAAAGCCTGAAGTCCTTTTGCAGTTGCTGCTATATTAGATGCTATTCCTATTCCTGCACTAATATTATTAGCTGCTACTAAAGCCGAAGCTGCTGCGACAGATGTTCCTCCTGATGGAATTGCTAGTGCTGCTCCTTGTGCTATTGTTGCAACATTAGATGCTTGAGTTTCAATTACTGTTTTAGCAATACCTGCTGCACTTTGTCCAATTAATGCTGCTGCTTGTAAAGCTTTGTTTTTTCCTGCAAGTTGTCCCAACAAAGCAAATCCTTTTCCAATATTGTCTACATTTTGTAATCTTATTTCTTGTTCAGCCTCTGCGACTGCCTGCATTGCTTCGATTTCTTTTTCGCCATCTGTTTTTCTTGCTTTATCTTTTTCCTCTAGATAAAAATCTCTAACTTGTTGTTTGGCTTCTTCACTTGCGTTTAATGCTTCTAATTCTGCTAATTGGTTTGCTTCTTCTAATTCTACTTTCTGTAATTCAGATACAGCATCCCTTTCTAATTCTTTTTGATCAAATTCATTTTTAATGTCTTCTAATGATTGTAGCCTGTCATTTTCTATTTTAAGAGCGTCTGCTCTTTCTTTTTCTTCTTCTTTCTTCTTTTTCCTTAAAAGCATTTGCCTTTGGTTCTCTACCTCTCTTTGTCTGTTCGTTTTCTTTGCTTGTAATTCAAATAACTTTGCTTCTAATTTTGCTTGTTCATCTAAATCTTCTGTTCTAGCTAAAGAAGTCATTTCATTTTCTTTCTTTTTAGCTTCAAATCTTAATCTAGCTGCTTCTATTTCTTTATTAGTAATTCCATCTTCAATAGAAATGGCTTTTTCTAAAAATCCTATCCTTTCTTCAGCATTAAATTTTTCTGTGTTATATGCTTTAGTTCTTAATTCATTAACTTTTGTATTAGCCTTTTGTCTTTCAACCATTAACTTTCTATCAATCTTATCTGCTTTTGCTATTGCATCTGAAAGTTCTCCTGCTAGTTTTACATCTTCTTTTATATCTTCACTAAAGTTGCTTATCTTTTCGCTAACTGTGTCAAAAGTATCTCCTAATGCATCTCCAACTTCACTTAAACTTCCTTTCCCTGTTATAAATTTACCTACTGCTGAAAAAGTATTTAAAATTCCGTTTCCTAATTGAGAGAATAATTCTACTGTATTTGCAATTACTGCTTTAGCTTGATTGAGAGCTTTAGTTAATTTATTTTGTCCTTCTTCACTTGCTGTGAATGCCGCTACTAATGAACCTAATGCTACAACTAATGCACCTACTCCTGTACCAATCAAAGCTACCTTAAACAGCTTCATTCCACCTGTTGCTGCTCTTAGCCCTGATACTAATCCCGTAAACCTACTAAACAATCCTCCAGTGGCTTGATCCAATATACCTGTACCTCCTATTGTTTTAGTCAGTCCTTTAGAAACTTCATTATGTGCTTTAGCTTGTTCTTTTAATTTTGTATTAGCTACAGTTAAAGTTTTATTGGCTCTTTGTCTTTGTTTTACATTTTGTTTTAATGCTTCTTTTTCTTGCTTAAGGTTAGCTTTAGTTTTAGCAATTACTTTATTAAGTTGTTTTCTTTTAGCTAAGTCTTTTCCACTTGCTCCTGTTACTTCTGATAATTCTTTTTCTAAATCATTTAACCCTCTCTGTAAATCAGAAACTCCACCCTCTAACTCTTCAATACTATCGTCTAAATTCTGAACAGCATTTATTGCTTCTTTAGCATTTAATTTTATATCAATTATTTTTTCTGCCATAACTCTTGTTTTAACATTTGGTATCCTTCTTTGACTGTTTCAGGAAATTTATTTTTACCTAAAGCAATTTTAATAAACTCTCCAGATATTTTTTTTTCTTTTACTAATTCTAATAATTTCAAAATACTTTCCATATTTTTTTTATTTAAGATGTGCTTTGTAAATCGTGTCCTGTAGGTGATAAACTAACAAGAGCGTTATAGTCCCCTGTAACCGTTCCGCCTTTTATAAATATCCTTGGGAATCCGCTTACTAACATATATTTAATTTGCGCACCGCTTGTATTAGTCATTGTAAATTTATTAGCATCCGATAGGTTTTGGTTTATTGTTTTCCAAGTATGTGAAATAGGATAATAAGTATCTACTATTGGATTGGCTTCGTCTGTAAACCAAGTAACTAATTTTTTAAATTCACCTTCTATTGTATTTGGGTCAAAATTACCTGCACTAGTTATTACAAAACCTCTATCTGTAGCTGATCCACTTGGTGTATTATAACCGTTTCCTGCTCCTAAATCCTCACCACCATATTGTGGGAATGCAGAGAAAATTAATTGAAATTGGAAGTTTCCTGTTATATTACTTGCTCCAACGTATCCTGTAGTTCCACCTATTCCTATTAGGTTTTGACCACTTGCGTTATTATAAGGAGTATTATATGGT